GGCGCGCGCCAAAGCACAAGCGATTGATAAGGGTTGAGGCGTGTCGCTTCCGGGAAGCCGTCAAAAGCCTGCTCAAAAGTCGTGTCAATCAATGCTAAGTTCGTGTAATCCTCTACTGCCTTCCGTGCAGCGACAATCAACGTAGTTATATAGGCATCATCGGCCGTGGTGTCCACTTTCAGGTGGGCCTTAGCTTCCGCTAACGTAATTGGCTCCTCCGCCGGTGCTGATGTTACCTTTAGCATTTACTTGTCTGTTTTCGGCTTGCGCCCTTTTCTTTTGCGTGCCGTTTTCGGCTTCGCCTTTGGTTTCGGGGCTGCCTTTTCTTTCTTTTCTGTATCTGCTTTCGGGGCTGGCGGCGGCTTCGGGCCGCTCTTTGGCTTGGCAGTCGTCGTGCGCGTGGCTGCCTTTGGGCTGCTTGTGTTGCGCACTTCGCCCTCCAAGGTGGCAAGCCCTTTTCTTACCAGCTCGTCTGCTTTTTCGTCGCTCACTGTCTGGATAGAGCCAGCAGGGAAGGTATACCCTTTCCCTGCCAGGCCCTTTTTGACCTTAATGATCTTCATTAGCTGGCTGCGTTTGTGAGCAACTTGATGGCGCTGTCTTGGATAAGCTCCCCGTCCATGCGGCGGTAAGCGATGTACCCAATTTTCAGCTCGTCCATGTACCGCTCGTCCATGCGGACAAAGACGGTATCGCCGGCCATGCGGATGACGTACTTCGAGAAGTCGCCAAAGGCAATCGGGCTGTTGCCCGCCCCAAGGTCTGCCATGTCGTTGTTGACCGTGTACGGGCTGCCTTCGAGCGTTGCCGGGGCATCGTTGACGATGGAGCCTTCCTGCCACAGCGGGCGGTCGTCAGAGGAGCCGAAGCTCAGCTTTTTGATCGCCGCAAGCGTGGAATCGTTGAAGCTCCAAAGCGCATTCGGGCGGTAAGCCCGGTCCACGCTGTGCTTCAAGTCAATAAGCTCGGTGCGGGTGATCGCATCGGTAGCCGCCGCCGTCTTGCCGGTGCTGGCAGCAGTCACAAAACCGTTAGGCTGGGCTGAGCCCGTGCCTGTGGTCGCGTGCTGGTTGATGATGCGGCCCAATCGCTCGGCAAACTGGCTGATGAGGAACTCTTGCAGGTTGAACGCGCTGTCCTGCGATAGCTGCACGGACACCTTGACAATACCGGTGGTGTAGGTATAGGCGTCAAGCAGCTTCTGCGTGAAGGTCATATCCTGCACATCAGCAGCGCCCGCAGATTCGGTAAGGATAGAGCCGATGGCAGCCGTGTCGTCAACTGCCGGCCATGGTATTTGGTTGCCGGTCGTGGTATTGAAAATCCGGGCAACATTCAGCATGTCGCCGTAGTATTTCATCGCCACCTCCAGCTCGTCGCTGAACCCTTGCGGGATAGTGTAACCGCCTTGCGCGTCAGTCGTCGTCTGCGGGTCGGTACCACGCTTTTCCATCAGCAGGTTCTGCTCGGATGCGGACAAGCGGCCCGCGCCATAGCGCAAGTAACGCTCGAACACGGAGCGGTACTCTGCCTCCTTCTCTTCTTCGCTTTTGCTGCTAGTCGCCGTCTGCGCTTGGCCTTGCTGCCCGCGCTGGGCCAGCTCCTCGGCTTTCATCCGCTCGACCTTGCGCTGGGTTTCCAACTTGCGCTGGATAGCGTTGAAGTCCGAATCGAACTTGTTGAAGCGGGCGTCCTCCTCTTTGGTGAGGCTGCGCTCTTCTTTTTCGGCGTTGCGTACAATATCACGCATCTGCTCCTTTACCCAAGCGCGCCCCTCTTCGAGTTCGTGCGCTGAGGCTTGGCCGTTAAGCAGCTCTTCTGTCGTTTTCATAGCTCTGTTTTTAGCCTGTTGAAAATAATTATCATTCGCTGCCTTCCGGCATTTCTGCGAGTTTGAGCTTTAGCCCTGCCAGGCTTCGGCTTTGTTCTTGTTCTTTGGCCGCGCGGTTGCGCTTCTCTACAGACCGCGCCGTGGCGTCCGTTTCGCTGTAGGCCGGGAATGTTACCGGGCTGACATCAAACAGCTCCCCGATCTCGGTAAGGGTGCGTACCGGGTACTCGCCGTCCTCATTCCATTCGTCGTCCATGAGCGTGAACCCGAAGGAGCTTTGGGAGATGTCGCCGCGCTGCATGGGCTTGATGACCAGATCGCGGATAAGCGGGGTGTCGGGCGGGGTGATCGTGTATTTCAGCCCGCGCTCGTCCACCTGCAACTCCAGTGTGTTGTTCGTAGTCCTGCCAAGCACAAAATTCGGGTCGTGGTTGAACAAGGCCCGCACGTCGCTCATGTCGGTGTTGTTGAAGGCATCGCGCCCGATGCGCTCTTTGTAGTTGCCGTAGAAAAGCTCGCTGTCGGAATCGAAAACAGCAGCATAGCCCATGATCTTCGGCTTGCCCGTCTTTTCGTCCATGCGAAGCTCGGCGTTGTATGTCCGGCGCTCCACCTTTGCCGCCGTGTTTTCGACGTGGGCGGGCTTGAATCTGTACTCCACTTGCGTAACTTTTGCGGCACTGCGGAACTCGCTGGCCTCCATTTTCTCCAATGTGCTGAACAGGTGCGCCACGACCAGCGCCGGGTCGCGCTCCACGAACACGCCCTCGTCTTCGTTTAGCTCGTAGACACTGATTAATGCGGCCGGGTTGCTTTCTGTGCCCGTCACCTCAAAGCCGCTGTCGGCTACCACCACGCCGTCATCCTCGATCTGCGTGATGCGCCCTTGGCTCCTGCCGCCTGAGCTTTGCCAGCTTACATAGTCTCCCACCTGCAATTCGCCCGGCTCCGCGCGCTGTTCTGTTTCTTCTTCCGTTTCCATTGCCGGCTTTCGGAATACAATCGTGATGCTGTTATCATCCTCCATGATATCCTCGATGTGCCGCTTTATTGCTTCGCCATCCATATTGCGTTCGTCTTCTGGTAGGTTATTGACTATTTTTTCACTCCACCGCGCCATCGGGTCGCCGCCCCATGCCGCATACATTACGCTGCCGCATATTTCGTTGCCGTCCGCGTCCAAAAACTTGCCTTGGTCGTACACCTTGGCGCGCGACAAAAAGCTGTATGTGCGCTTCACTGTCTCCACGCTCAGCGTCTCCCGGTTGGCAAGTTGCCGCGCCCGTGCCCACCCGACATCAGTGCCGCAGCCGCTGCCGCGCTCTTCGCGGTGGTTTAGCGCCTTTTGCGCCTGTTCGCTTGCCGCCTTGGGGTAGTCGTTGTACGGCATATCAATCGGTATTTTGCTCTGGCGTTGTGCTGTCGATGGTAGTCATGTTCAACTGTATGAAATGCTTGTCGCCACCCTCGACCGGGTTCAGCTTTTCGGTCTTGCGTACCTCGTTGATGCTCATCCAGCCGTTCTGGATAGCCTTGTTGTAGTATTCGGCCCGCGCCTCGGTATCGGCCCGCATGAAAGCATCCATATTCAGCCTTGCCCGGAACCGCCCTTTTTCGTCAGCCCGGAAGACCTTGCGGTTGTACTCCTGCTCCCACCGCTTTACCCAAGGCCGGATGGTGTACTTCGCAAACTCCAGGCTTAGTTGCTCGATGTTGTTGAACGTGGCCTTGTCAAGGCTCTGGAGCATGTGAAGGGGTACACCGGTAATCCGCGCCACGTCCTCCACGTTGAATTTCTGCGTCGGCAGCAGCCCGGCGTCCTGCGGGCCCATGTTGAGCGGCACGAACTTACTGCCCTGATCGAGTATAGCCGTCTTGCCGCTGTTCTCTGCCCCGCCGTAGTTGGCGTTCCACCCGCGCTTTACCCGGTCGAAGCCCTCCTCGTTTAAGCGGGTAGGGTACTCGATGTAGCCGTTTAGGTGCGCGCCGTTCTTGAAGAAGTTGGCGCCGTAATCCCGTGCAGCCAGCCCCGTTCCAAGGTTGTCCTTGTGTACGTCGATGGTATTCAGCCCGGCGATGCCGTTCATGGAAAAGCCGGGTATGTGTATTACCTCGTTGCTGAGCAGGGTTTCTTGCTTGCCTCCGTTGCGGTAGATGTATACCATGTTGTCGTCGTCGTCAACGACAATATCCACGTTGCGGGCATCCAAGATGGTGAACTTGCGCGGCCGGGCATCTTCGCCCCGGTGTATCTTGGCGTAAGCATTGCCGAACATCTCCGCGTGTACCATCATCGTATGGCGGAAAGTAAAGGAAGTGTATAGGTGGTTAGGCTCTGAGGAAAGCAAAGGGGCTATCGGGTGTGAGTTGGCTACAGACGTATTGCCTTCGTCGTCGGTTTCCATTACCTCGAACGGCAGGCCGGCAATGGATTCCGCCAAGATGCTCACCGCGCGCCAAAAGGCTGTTACTGTGATTGCTGAATCCGGCGACACGTCCACGCCCGCTTTCGACCGGCCGCCAAACAGCGAAGTGAGCCAGCTCGCAGGGTTGGAGAGGCTCGTGCTTGGCCGTTCGGGGCT